ATGAGGACAGAAGCCGTGACCTGACCCGCAAGGGCGGCGATAAGATCAGTTCCATCAAGCCGAACCTTCAGGATAAGGTGGCAAACAAGGTGGCCGGTATGGTTGATCTGGTGGCCCGTATCGTGGCGGACGATGATGAACGGGTGCTGTCTTTCAAGACTTCTGAAGTGATCTTCGGCGGTGGCCGTTTGACTGTCCGTGATAAGGAAATCCCGCTGACCTATGACGCTTTCTGTGAAGTCTACGAGGAAGCCAACCAGAAGGCCGCAGGAGCCGTGAAGCGTGGCGGCAATACCCCGGCTACCTCCGCACCGGAAACGGCTGACAGCGGCGAACAGAAGCCCACC